CGTTACTACAGATGATCTGCCCTGGCAAAAAATACCTAACTTACAAAAATTTCAAGAGTCTTTAAACAATCCTAATACTAATCCTATACTACAAGGAAGCCAAGAAGAGCAACTAAAAAAATTCCAAGAACTTCAAGAAAGATTATCTAACAAAGAATTTCTAGAAGCATCTAAATATGCCTATGAATCTTCTCTTGAACTACAACAAGCAGGCACTCTGGAAGAGTACAATGATTACATAGCAAGAGTATCTTTAGGTATTATTAAAAATCCTTCAAGTGGGACCTATAATTATACTAGTAAAGTAAAGGATATTGTTTATCATTTTACAACTAAAAAAAATAAAGAAAAAATATTAGAAGAAGGTTTTAAAATAAATAAACCAATAGAGTCTGATATAAGTTTTTCTAAAGATAATACATGGAAAGATGATTATAGAAGTGAAACTATTTATAGTTTATTAAATATAAAAAATCCAAAAGGCTATGATAGGTATTCTTTAAGAGAAAAAAAAGAATTAGATTCAACCGTAGATGGTGGCATTAATATAAAAACTAGTGATACTCATTATGCTACAGTAGTATTTAAACCAGAACAAATTCACATATTAGGTTCTAAACAAGATATAGAAGGGTTTAAAAATTTTGTAAACCAAGGACCTGTCTATTACCAACTTCCAGAAAATCAAGTAAATTATCAGCTAAGAATAGTAACTGCTCTTCAATCTGATAAAGTAAGGCAGCCTAAGTTAAATAACTTAGAAGGATTTTTTAACGATGTTCAAAAACAAGGAATACCAAGTAATCAACTGGATTTACTTAGAGAGATAATTAGTGAAAAGCAAGGAGAGTTTACTAAAGAAGATCTAATAATTGATCTATTATCAGAATATAGTTTTACAGTAAAAATTGGAGTAACAGAAGATAATACGAGAAAAGCAGCAATAAAAAGATTTTCAAATCAGGAAGGTATTTACTATCCAGACAATTTTGAAGAATTAGTCACAGTATCGTTTTATGATAAGGATATCTCTGATAAATCAAATTTAATCGAAGCACTTAAAAAAATAGAAGGAACTGAAGAGGAATATGAAAGTGGAATTGTTGAATCTTATTCTATTAAAATTCCTTTCCTAGAAAAAGTAAGCGTCATAAACAATCCCTTACTTTATAAATTATCAGGAGGTTACTATTACAATGCTACGGAAAATAATCTTATTTCAGAGCAAGAATATACCGAACTTAAAAATAAAAGTTTGGCAGATTTATCGAAATTAAAAGAAGATCTCAGCCAACCTATTTCTTTTATTCCTTCACAATATTACTCTAATTTAACAGTTCCAGGTGGTACTAATTACACTGAGAATGAAATAGCCACCCCTAGTATTACACCTTCTATTAAAGGACATGCTCAGTTTTCTACAGCTCAAGGTATAGGGTGGTTTAGAAGTGATGAAAAAATATCTGAACAGAAAAAAGAGTTTTCAGACTTATTAAATAGAAATCGACTAGAAGATACTGATAGAATCAATGAACTTAGAAAAACAAAAGATTTACCAACTAAAACTCGTAGAATACTAGAACTACAATCTGATTTATTTCAGAAAGGTAGAGATAAAGAAATTTTAACTAATTTATTTTTTAATCCTAAAAGACCTGAATTAGGATTAGGTAAAATAGTTTCTGACTATAGGGATGGTACAGTAGATGTACGATATAAAAATGGATTTGATTCAGAAATTAAAAAATCTGAACTTATTCAAAATGATAATTCGGAAAACCAATTTCTACAACTTCTAAACAAAGATAACAACTGGGTTACATTCTTTGTCCGTGCAATCATACAATCAACAGCAAAAGAAAGAATTTATGAAGCAAGTCTTCCAGATATTGAAGAAAAAGTGTTATCTTTACAGAAAGAAGGTAAACTTAAAATTGACTGTAAATAATGAGAAAATCTGGAATATATAAAATACAATCTGCTATAGAACCTGAAAAATTCTATATAGGTTCTTCTGTAAATATACAGAGTAGAAAAAGACAGCATTTTTCTATGTTAAAATTAAATAAACATGATGCTACTTATTTACAAAATTATTATAATAAACACGGCAAAGAAAGTTTAATTTTTCACATTATAGAAGAATGTAATCAAGACCAATTAGTTATAAGAGAACAATACTATATAGATAATTTAAATCCCGTATTTAATTCAAGAAAAAATGCAGAAAGTAATTTTGGACATAAATTTTCAGAAAAAGTTAAACAAAATATGTCTAATGCTCAAAAAGAATGGAGGAAAGGTAAAGATTTGTCTATTAAATTAACAAAAGAGCTTTGTAATGAAGTTTTAGAATTAAAAACTAAAGGATTAAAAAATCAAGAAATTGCTTTAAAATTAAATATTTCTTTACCCTCTATTTCAAAAATTATTAAACCAATTAGTAATAAATTAAGAAAATTAGATGAAATTAAAGTGAAAGAGATTAAAAAGCTTATTAGTTTAAATTATTCTTTTAAATCTATAGGTAATAAATATGGAGTAAGTGAATCTGTAATATCGAACATAAATGCAGGTAGAATGTGGAAGAATGTTGAATTTGATAATACTGTAATTGTAAATGTAGAAGATTTAGAACAAAGTAATTTTTTATCCTCTAAAGATATAGAAGACATTAAACTAAAAATGTTAAATCTCACGGGGAAACATGGAGAGTTAAAGGAATTATCTAAAGAACTCGATATCCCTTATTCAAAATTAATTGACATAAAAAGAAATAAAACTTGGGTAAATCATGGCATGTAAATATATATACGAAAATAAAGAATACACCAAAGAAGAATTTTATAAATTTGTTGGTGATAATTTAGTTGAAAAAAAATCTGTACCTAAGTACAACAAAATTCTTTTCCCTACTGGTAATACAGCTAGTAAAATTGAAGGTCATACTACTTTAGAAGAGTTTAAAAAACAAAAAAAGTATAGAATTGAACAATTAGAAGATCAAATTAAACAAGCTAATCAACAGCAAATACAAAATCTTGCATATATTGAAAATGGAAAATATATTGTACTTACTCTACAAGAAGATGGAGATATTAAAGATGAAGAAGTTCATGAAGAAAAATATGTAGAAGTTGTTACAAAGCATTTAAAATACGAAATAAACCAAATTAATCAAGAACTTGAAAGAGTAGAAACAGAAGGCTTTGGTGCTTTAAAACCTATTTACAACTTCTATGAAAACACTGTATTTAACATCTTAAAGAAACAAGGTTACAGGCCAGTGTTAATTACAGATGAATATGGTAATACTTGGTACGAAGTTGCAGTAGATCAGGCTAGAGACACATCACCCATCCAGCTACAGCTGCCTTCAGTTGAAGTAAAAGAAACTTCTCTGACCTCTGAAATAAGAGAGAAACTTCTAGAGTTTGCAAAGAAAGCTGGAATTAAGATAGAAGTACTTGGCAATTTGTTAGCAACTCGTGGGGCTAATGGACTAGCAGATATTAAGAACATGCTTATTCAACTTCAACAAGGCAAAGAGGATTTTGCCCTTGCTGAAGAAGTAGCTCACTTTTTTGTAGAAGGCCTGGATCCTAATTCTCAAATGTATCAAGAGATGATGGCTCTAGCCCCTTACACTCGTCTGTATCAAGTTGTTGCTTCTGAGTATGCCGAAGCTTACCGAGGGGACAAGGAGATGCTCAAGAAGGAAACTATGGGCAAACTCATTAGTCTTTACCTTACAGACAAGCAACAGTTTGAATATTGGGTAGCCCCTGCTGGTACTAGTCTCTTTAGAAAAGTTGTAGAATGGATTAGGTCTTTCTTAAAGTTGACCAACAAGAACAAGAAGTACAAGTCCTTCATTAGAGCAGCTGAACAAATTCTAGATGTTAACACCGATGGTCTTAACTGGAACTCTCAAACAGAACTAGTATTCTTTAATAAAGTCCCTTCTAGATCCTTTGTCACTCTGGATGGTAAGCAACTACCTGAAGATAAGAAAACTTTAATAAATCTAAACGATACTATATTTGACTATAAAGGATTCACATTTGGTTCTGCGGATAATTTAGAAAGGAAAAAGAATTTAGCTAATAATAATGATGACTTGAATACGTACTATAATAGTGTAGAACTTACACCATTTGGTAGAGAACTTGTAGACAAAATAGCAGCAGGTCTAATCAACGTAGATAATCTTGAATTTTACACCAGCCTAACTATTACGGATGCTTTAAAAAATAGACTCTCAACTATAATAGGAAAGTCACCTACTATTCATAAGTCTGAGTCTTTAGATGTTTCCCAAAACATAGATGGCCAAACAATTATAATACAAACTACTACTAAACAGTTTTTAGAAAACTATGCTAAGGAAAATTCAGATGTTTTTATTATTGATAATAGAGCAGGAGTAACAGAGCCTAATAATCCTAACTTTCACAAGTATAACTCAGGGATTAAATACACCCCGGAGGCTCAACGTGCAAGAATTGATAACATAAGAAAGGACAGGGAAAGAGCAGCAAGGCAATTTGAGACTTTAGGTAATGGAGTAATATCTAACTTTATTATTCAAGCTCACATTAAACTATTTAGTGGAGGAGGTCTCAAGAGAGCTATTGAGTATATGGAGAATGCCTTAAATAAAATTAGTAATGATGAAGTGATTAATCTGTTCAAGGATTCTCAAGGCAGGATAGTAATTCCACTTGATAATGCAAGCAGAGCCAGAGATCTTATTCAGAAAGCGGATAAGACTCTCGAAGCTATTATTCAATTCGTAGGGACATTGGAAGGCATAGCAAGCTTCTATGATATTATTCTTGAAAATGCCAAAAAAATTGATGCTGATAATATTACAGACGAGCAAGTAGATGCTTTAATCTTTGAGATGAACAAAGTAGCTAACATTAGTGAATACTGGTTATCTTATACAGAAGAAATTCTAGAAGAACTTAGAGCAAAGTCAGGTGTAGAAGAAGCTACTAGAGTAGTGAGTAGGGTTAAAACTGCTATTGAACAGGCGCAAAATGAGATTCTAAAAAAGAGCCGAGACGTAGTTGCTAAGAAACTAGAAAAGCAAATAGAAGGATACAACTATGGCATCGTAGCAAGAATCAAGGATATTGAAAGAATGATAGCAGATCGTAAGACTAGTAAGGGAACTGCTCTTTCAGATAAAGATATAGAAGCTCTGGAAAAAGAAAAGACCGATCTGGAAACTAAACATAAAATGTCTGCTGAAAAAATTATTAATATTTTGACAGGCAGAGAAAAAGATATAACTGCAATAACTACCTGGATCAAAACTCTTCCTAATACAGGAGACCCTGTTATAGCAAGTGTTGGTAAACTACTTAGAGTAGTAGAGCAGGAGACTCAAATGACTACTCTTGTACAGACTCAAAAGTTTGCCCAAGAAATGCAAGATTTAATGAAAAAGTATAATCTTTCTCAAGATGATATAGAAGAGTTTTTACTTACTCAGGAAACCTATAGACTTTATAATCCTGAGACAGAAACGTTTGAGAATAAACAAAGGATGGCTTTTTTAAATCCATTCAAAGATAGACACGAGTTTGTAGAGAAGATGCAAGCAGTCAATGAGGCTCGAAAGGCTTGGTATGATTCTATTAAAACAGGGGAAGATCCAGAACTCAAGGAAGAGTACTTTAGAAGAAAAACAGATTTTGAAAAGTTTAAGCTTGAACACTGGAATCAAGATTATACTGAAGCTTACTACCAAAGATATGATGCAATTAAAGAAGAGTTTGGGCAAGAGATGTTTGAAAAAGCAATGGAAAAAGTAAGTACTATTTATGATGAGATCTCTCTAATTGAAGATAGCATTATAGATGAAACCGTAGAAAATGAAGAAAAAGCTTACGAAAGAATTAGAGACTTAAGAAGAGAACTTGCTTTTCTTAAGATGACTGTCAATGATGATGGCACTATTAAGACAGCCGAGGATGTTCAAATTGCCAAACTTTTACAAAAGAAGTCTGAAGTAGATAGTGAAATATTTGAGTACAATATTGACCACAAGAAATTTCAGGAAGCAGTTTTATCCTTAATTAATTCTTATGACGTAGAACCAGAATTAAAGTCTCAAATAGAACAAGCCCTAACAGATAAAAACTATTCTAAAGTTCAAACCTTGGCTTCTTCGATAGATTCAAGGATTGTAAGTTGGTTTGAGTTAAACACTATTAATAAACCAGGAGAAAAGTTTTATGACCAAAGAAACAAGATAACAGATAAACTTAACGACTTATTTATTCAACTAGATAAAATAGTAGGAAGAGAACCAAGTTCTACTATCAGTGAACTATGGAGAGAGATCTTTACTTTATCAAGACCATATCGAGATGAAGATGGTAATATTAATGCAAGTGCTATACCGAGAGCTTTGCAACAAAAAATTACAGACTTTAATCAACAGATTGAAGACTACAGACAACAAGCTGAGTCTGATATGTCTACTCTAAATTTGTCCGAAACACAAAAAAAGGATTTGGCTGAAGTAAAAAAGCAAATAAGAGAGCAAGTTCAAGAACTTAGAAAAATACAAAAGAAAGAAGAGACTACTGAGTATCTTGAAGAGTTTGAAAAATATGCAAATGCTTCCCCCGCTTTTTCTAGTTTTAGAGAAACAGCCATTAATGATAAACAGGCAGCAAAAGACTTTGTAGAGTTATACCCAAATGACTCTTTTTCGGAATGGTTTTTAGCCAACCACTATGTAGGAACAAAAAAGAACTTCTTTGAACAAGAAGTAGTAGCTGCTTATTATCCAAGTTATATTTGGACAAAAGTAGAACCTATTGATTCTACTTTAGTAGAAGTTATTCCTACCATTAAGTACGGTAAAAGAGAAATAAAGCAAGCGTACCACACTAAAAAAATTGACTTTGTAACATGGAGTCCTGTTACCCAAAGGTGGCTTCCAAAAAGCAGCAAGTATAAAAATCCTAAGTATGAAGAGTTAATGCAGAGATCTAGAGTTAAAGGATCTAAAGAAGAAGGCTTATTTGAGCTACTTAATAAAATGACTGCCTTCCATTTAGAGACCCAAGTGAACTCAGTTACAAAGGCAAAACTTGAATGGTTTATTCCTTCTGTTCAAAAGAGAGCACTCGAAGGAAATATTATAACTAATGCTTATGGAAAGTTCATAGACAGAGGAAATACCTTCGAGGAAAAAGAAGGCAACTTTGAACAATCTGAAAAAGTAGCACCAACTGCAAAACAAAGACTTAAACAGTTTATGAGTAGGATTTCTTCTTACTTAGAGTCAGGATATTGGCAGGCACCAGAGACAGTAAGGTTTGATGAAAGGTCTGGTCAGTATGTTGAAGTCAAGAGAGAAATTCCCGTTATGTACACAGGCTATATGGACCCGGAAGATGTTTCTAAGGACGTGCTAATGAGTACTGTACTTTTTAGAGAGTCAGTGAATAAAGCTAACGAGCTTAGAAATAACTTACCTACTATAAACCTTCTTGAGAAGATCTTAGCTAATACACCTAATCAAAAGAACAGAGCCGAGGCAATTAAATTTATCAAGGAAAATAAATTCCACGGTGTTAATAAGCAGTACGAAGTAGGAAAGGGCTTAGATGATTTTTTAAGGCACATGAGAAAACTATACCGTATAGGCTCTCAGTCAGACTTATTTGGATTCTTTAACACCATTAAGAATAGTTTCCAAGGTAGACTACAGAACTATATTAATGCAGAGTTTCACGGTTGGTCATCAGGAAAAGCTATGAGAAAAGCTGCGTCTTACCATAAGAATAACTTATGGTTTTTCTTAGGTGAATCCGAGAAACCTTTAGACCAAAGAAGTAAAGACTGGTTCCTACAAGCTTTCATTAATCCGGGTAACTTTGAAAAACTTCTTCTTTATACCCAGCCCGGTGCAATGAAAAAGTTTAGCAGTGATAATTTTATGTTCTTATCTACTGCAACTTTTGAATATGCTATTTCTGTAAATGCTTTGTATGCCCACTTGTTCCATAAAGAATTATCCAGAACCTCTCCATCAGGTGAAAAAGAAGTTAAAAAACTTTACGATATTATAACTATCAAAGATAACCAACCTTTTATAGATCCTAATGAAGGGTGGGTAGATGAAATAGGCAGACCTATAGACAGTGCGTATCTTATAAGAATGAAAACTCAACTTACCTCTATCCTTGAATACACTCAGGGTAAGACTGCTGAAATGACTAAACTAAATACTACCACTATTGGTACGGCTGTCTTATTCTTTAAGAGCTGGCTTATACCTAGCTTAAGAAGAAGATTTGACATTAAGAGGGCTAATTATGTTCTTGACAGAGATGTAGAAGGATACTGGCTGACATTTGCAAGGTTGTCTTTATTAATGCTTAAAAATCTTAAAGCTTACGGAGAATCAAATTGGAATACTTTTACAGAAGAAGATAAAACAAACTATTTTACTGCTCTTAGAGAAATCACAGTAATGCTTGTTTCTGGTATGGTTATAGCACTGGGATTTGGATTTGATCCTGATGATAAAGATAAGTACAAGAAAGTGAAAGAAATGGATTTCTTTTCTCAAACAGCTTTATTGATTGCAGTGCAGACTAAACTAGAAACAGAAGGCTTATCACCGGTTCCGTTCTTAAAACTAGAAGGTGGAATTATTCCTCCTATTCTTAGTGAAGCACCTAAGTACTTTACTAATCCTGTAATTGGTATGCCTATCATTTCTGATACCCTGAAGCTTGCAGATAACCTTTTTAAACTTTTATCAGGTGAAGAGGGGTCTTACTACGATAGAAATATGCCTCAGTATAATATTAAAAAAGGAGAGTCTAAAGCTTATCACTTCTTCTTAAAACTAGCCCAGTTAGATGACTTGCTTTATACTTGGGAAAATCCAGAAGGAAGACTTGAAGTATTAGTAGGTATGGCTAAGAGATAAAAACAATTATTGTGTGATTGACAAATTGGTTTTAGTCTTAAAATTATTTATCTTATATCAAATTATTTAACCATTAAAAATAGACTAATTATGTGGATTTTAAAGCCAGGATTTTTTGAAAGAAAAATCACAGGAAAGCACCAGCAAGGGTTAGATCTCGCACGAGCAATGGGAGATTGGCTAAGAAGCATTGGAGCACTCACAACTACAGACTGTTGTCATTACTACCCTACAGTTCCTCTTGTAAAAACTGCAAGTGTTTCATCCCCAACTCAAACAGAAATGGAAAATATTCCATTGTGGGGTATGTTTAGAACAACTAATTCCAGCGGATCTGTCTTTTACTTGTTTATTAAAACAGGGGTTGACTCAGTTACTACTATTGCTACTAACGATTAATCTTAATCTTAATCTTAATCTAACAAAATATATTACTATTAATGAACTACATTGAGATCGTCAGTGCAGCCATTGGGGGCGGGTTAATAAAGTCTGTTATTGATTATGTTAGCTCTTCAAAAAGTGCAAGAAAAGACGAACTCACTGAAGTAGTCAGAGTTTGGCAGGAAGACAATGCAAGGCTAAGAAAAGAGAATGATATTTTAAGAGCTGATCTATTGGAAATACAAAAAGATTTAGCTGACTTAAAAACTAAAGTCATTCTTTTAGAGTCTACGCATACAGATGCTCCACTTCCAATGTGGCTAAAAGATATTTCAGGAAGAATGCTTGCTATTAATCAAGAGTATGAGAAGTGTTTCTTGCATCCCAAAGGTCTTAGTGCAATGGATTATATTGGAAAATTCGACGAAGATGTTTGGTCTTTAGAGCAGGCAGCTGAATACAAAAGGAATGATACGCTTGCATTACTGGATGATGTTTGGAAAGGAAAAGAAACCATTATTATTAATGGGGAGCCTCAAGAATGGATCATCATTAAGTATGTAAGATATGCAGGAAAAGCTAAGGTGGGAATTGCTGGATTAGCAATTCCTCCTAACTTTAATTAATTTACTAAACCTTAATTATATATGCAGATTATTTTAAAAAAACTAGCAGAGGTACTAAGCTCTCAAAATGCTTTTGTAAACTTGCTTTCAATTCTTCTTTTGGCCTTTTCTACAAATGATATTGTAATTGAACAGACCCCAGAAGAACTTGTTAATATGTTCCAAGGTAAGACAGGGGTTCAGATTGTAATGATTCTTTTTCTAAACTTCTTTACCCCACTATCTAAACTAGTACAGAAGTTAATTAAGTCTGAGTTTTCTCTTGAATTTATTAAGTCAAGAAATTTCCAAACTCAACTATTATCTTTGATTACTATTATTGTAGGTGCATTCTTGAGCGAACCACTTACTGCTGTTGTAGTTGCTCTTGTTCTTCAAGTTTGGAACTTGATCTCTCACTTAATTAAATCACCTAAAACTGTCTAATATGCCATACAAAACATCTAAAGGTAAAATGAAAATGAAAGACCCAAAAGCTATGGACACTATTCCTGGAATGATGGGTATGAGTAAAGCAAAAGCTAAAAAAGGTGGCAAAGTTTCAAAGAAAGGCTCTGCTTACATGGGTAAGTCTAAGTCTAAGTCTTCTATGTAATTTAAGTCTATATTCTCAAATTGTTCTTGATACTTTTGCATATTCAGGTCCGCCTAATGCAATAAGAAGCAAGACAATTAATGTAAAGCCTAACACTCAAATTAGATTTATCTTTTGCTCTGTTACTGTCCCTGACCACTTAGAGGTTAATCTCTGTGGTCAGGGATTTTCTTTATACATAGGTGACAAAGACATTGATCCTGTTGCGCAAGAAGGGTTTCTCTACTATAAGTTTGAAGGACAGGGACTTCAACTAGTTTCTTTTTTAAATCAAACACCTAAAGACATTGTTCAAGAATGCGAGATGTGTGAGTTTAGAAAAGGGGCAGTTATTATAGATATTAAAGTACCTGACTTTTGCTGTGAAATAGATTGGACAGTTTCAGGTAATTGGGTGTTTCCTACTATCTACACTTTAAAAGTTACAGAACTAAACTCTGGATTTTATGAAACCTTGGATACAGTCTACTCATACTCTTGCATAAAAGCCTATCAACAATATGTTTATGAAGACTGTGCAAAAACCTTATATATTTACGCAGATTCTTCTATCCAAGATACCCCCACAATAATAAATCCCAGATGCCTTAGTCCCGGATATATAGAGTTTAAGAATCACCCTGAGCTTAATCAGTATAACCTACCAGACGGTGAATATTACTTTAAGATAAGTAACTCAGTATGTGAAAAAGAATACGAGATTACTCTCAAGGACGAGTATATCTGCAGTTATTATTTTCCTAATGCATTTCAGCCATCTTCTTTGAACAATAATATATTTCAGTTGTTCTTTGATAAACCACTTGAGTATACCTTGTTTATCTATGATAGGTGGGGAAGTTTGATCTACCAAAAAGATTTAATTTCTGAATCAAATGATGGCTGGGATGGAACTTTTAGGAACAAAATGTGCCTTCCCGGTGTTTATATATGGCGAGCAGTTGTTCATTCAGATCAGATCTATTATCCTCACGGAAATGTTACGCTTGTAAAATAAATTCTAAATTTCAGAAGTTTATAAGTTTGTAGGATTCATAAAAATTTTTAGAGATTGTAAATTGTAAATTGGTTTTAACTTTGTTTCGGGCCGTTCTATGAGTTTTACTTATAGAGCGGCTCTTTTTATTTGTCAAGTTAAGTCTTTACTTTTTGTTTACAAAAGTCAACTCATAACTTTACTTTTTATCAGTTTCACTTCAGGTAAAAAAAAATAAGGAAGGCTCTTTTGCCTTCCTTATTAATTTAACTAGATAACTTAAGTGATTAAGTCTTTACTATTGAGGCTGAAATATCCATTTCTTTAGCTTTATTGTAAATATCTAAAAGCTCATCAGGTAAATCCGAGTTATGTTCTGTTGAATCCATAATCAGTACAAATTCCTTAGACCTGTTTGTGCGGAAGTTCTCAACATCTACAAGAGCTTTAATTCCTATGAACTTATAAACTTCTTTAGTCTCTGTATTAACAACAGGAAAGACTGTGCAGATCATTATAGTTCTGTCTTTCTCCTGTATGTCCCCCTTATCTATAGAGCTACTAATAAACTCAACCAACAGATCTTCTAGTTGGTTTCTGGCATTAGGTGGCAAAGACCTGTATAAATCAAGGTTGAACGGTTGATCTTCAAATAAAGAATCCATAATTTTAAATTTTAAGTTTTGGTAAAGATAAAAAAATAAGTCCGATAACTTCTTACCGGACTTAAATTTTAAGCTAAATAGTATTAAAAATTACTTGATAGGACAAGCACCGTTGTCACAATCTTGAAGATCAAAGTCTGATTCATCTACTGTAATAGAAGTAATAGGCTTAACCTTAGCAATAAGTTCTTCGTATATCTCCTTAGAAATAGTTTCATAAGGTGCTTGGTCAAATCCATGCCCACTATACAGCAAGAATGAAACAGTCTTTAGGCTATCTGTAAAATTCTTCTCAAGCCATTCTTTGATAGCTGGAAGCTCTTCTTTCTTGTAGTACACTGTGCAAGATACAGAGTTATCACTCCAGTTCGTCTGAAGCCATTTAATCCATTCTAGGTGCTCTATGGCTCCGAGTTGATCCCCAATAGGTGTTCCTTCTGGAACCATACAAGGAAACTCTACTACCATAGTTGTAGGATCAATGTCCCCATTAAATCCTCTGGCATATTCTACAAAGTAACCATTCTTAACACATACGTTCAACAAGGGAGACTCTGCGCTAATCCTCATTCTTCGTATATAGTAAGGACCAGCTGGTGCAGGATGAATACCTGGAGTAACATCTGGAAGCAAACTTAATGTTCCACTGGGCTTCGATGTAGTTAGCTTAATAGACTCAGGCCACCCCCTTGCAGCAGAATATTCTTTATCTAGCTTCCTAAGATAATTATAGCAATCTGATAGCCAACTTCTTTGCTCATCGGTTGCTTGAAGTAATCCTGTTACACCAATACCCATCCTCATATTCTTATGTACTATGTCTTCAGTCTCTTTAATTTGGCAAGGAATAGCAAGGCTATGTTTACATATTTTGTATAAGTAGCCTGCTACCTTATATAATTCTTTCTTTGTATTAATCTTAGGTAGATAAATCTCACTTAAGCAGCAACTCTCGAAATTTTCTAATGATTGTTCAGCACAAGGATTGTAACAAATTACATTAGGGTCAGTATATTGAGTATCCCCTAGTCTTCCGCATTTACGACTTAGTTCCAAGTTGATTAATCCATACATTTTCTTATGTTATAAAATTTCTTTTATAACCTTATAGTTTATTTCCTATAAGATGAGACTATATTATCATCCAATAATTTTGTTATTGGAGCAACACGTTCGGACTTTATAGTAACTTATATTCAAAACTAGGTACAATAAGACCTGTTTTATAAACAGTATCTTTTAGTATTTTACCTTGTTCATTATTAGATCGAAGATAATAACAAATGTTTCCATTTTTTTGCTTATGTATCTTCACATCTAAGTGAATATTTAATTTTTCAGCGATGCAATCTCTTAACAGTTTGTTGTCAGCCCAAGAAAAAGAATGAGTAGCTATGCCTACTCTACCCTTACTGTCTTTCTCAGTCCAACCATCATCCATATACAAGATGGCTAAACTTTCAGCATCAAATAGTTTTAGATCGTGAGGACTTATAGTTTTTATATTATTTATATAAGTTCTCTCTCTCAAAGTTGTAAAGAAGGGATGTCTCTTTGTTTCGTACAGAATCCTAGGAGCGTCTATATATCCATTAGCAGAAGCCCTTTCTCCGTATTCTCTAATACTTACAGATGTTATATTTTCTAATATAGAACATTGCCATTCTACATAATCCCTATTTTTACTTACATGAGCAGCCGCATACCAACTATTTGCCTTTCGATTGTATTGTGGCCTTTCTACTTGTCGGTTGGTTGATTTTTGCTCTTTCCAACCTAGATAGCCATCGCCTATTACCATTGCGGCAATTAATTTTGTTAAGTTTTTATTATCCATAGTCGTTACACAATTCATTACGAATTAGCACGGGATTAGCATCTCAGCATTCCCCGTTTTTAGTGTTGTTTATTTATACTAGATTACTCTAGCAGAGCCCCATGATTTTAAAAGGCTCCCCCTGATTATAGGTTTCCCAAAACTCTATAGGAAGATCTTTAAAGTTTTCAGGAGGCACTATACTATTATTAGACATTGCCCTCCAATTAGGGATTTGACTTAAGTCCCATCTTTTAGCTTTTAAGAACTCTAAATCATCCCAATCACCTAAAGCTAGTTGAGCTGATCTTCTTACATTTCCTGCCACTACAATAGAACCTATAATATTCATTACATCTAAGCAGTCAATAGGACGTAATTTCTTTCCACTTCTTTTATTTAAAACTTTATTAATGTCATCAATTCCTTTGCACAAAACCTCAGGCCCGGATGCTGTACCACCAAACCCTTTAATAGGTGCACCTTTAGATCTGATTAATTGAGTAGAATAAGTGAACCCTTGTCCTGTGTAAAAGTGAGACTTGAGAACTTTACCTAATAGTTTAACCCAGCCTTCTCTAGAGTCCGGTACTATAAATTCTGCAGAAGGGCTGTCTAGTCTTGTAATCTCTTTAGTCCCTTCTGTAAGTTTAGGAAGTTGATATACGTGTTCTTTTTGAATATTGTACCCGACCCCTACGCCGAGCATAAGCATTTCCATTGCCCAGGTAAATGGTCTAACTGGTTGATTTACAACCACAACTGCGCAATTTTGCAAAGATGGAAGTCCTAAATTATCAACTGTCTTAGTACCTAATTGCCACAAGAATCTACCTGCTACTGATCCTTTAAAATTCATAAAGAGATCGGCAAGTTCTTCTTGTTCTTGTTCATCAAATCCGCAGCCTAGTTGAGAGTTGCAGGATTCAATTACTCGATGGATAGTATCTGCAAATTCTTCGGTAGGTGAATCTGCCTGATTTTCATTAAGTCTTCGTGCATAAGTCCTCTTATACACAATGTAGCCAATAGG